GCATCCGCCATCCTACTAATGTCTTCATCTGTAAGAGAAGCGATGTCCTCTCGTCCTTCCATTCTTTCAATAGCTGCTTCCTGTTCAGGGCTAAGCTCATATCGTCCAGAACGGATTTTAGACTCTTCCATTTCATTGGCAAATTCTTCAAATCCAAGTAAGCGAGCTGCTGCTCCTACCTTATCAGCAATCCAACCAAATATTCCTGTAATTCCTTCGAATAGACCATTGATAGCATCAGTGATTAATTTAGCAAAGCTGAACTCATCAATACTGCCAAGGAGTTCGCCCATGAAACCTTCTTTCTTGAAATTACCAGCCTCATCCACCATACCAGGGAAAATCTTTTTGATAACAAAGAGGATTGCTCCTTTGATAGCATCCACAAATCCTCCAAAGAAAGAACCTAAACCACCTGCTAAGAAACCTCCAATCGTTTCAACCATTCGAGTGACAAGACCCTCACCCTCGGTTTCTTCAAACTGTTTCACAGATTCTCTAAACCCATCGATCGCCGATAATGCTATGGCTAATGGAGCTAGGAATCGACCAACAGTTCTCATAATCTTTCCAATGAAATCAGTAAGAGGTTTCAAGCCTTTTTGAATCCCTTCAATTATCTTCGAAAGGCGACTCTGCTGAGGAGGACCCTCTGCTTGCTCCGCAAACCCTAAGGCTCCTTTGATTCGATCAAATAGATTCGTGAACCGTTCACCAATAGCAGCAAATGCATTCCGGACACCAGAGAACCGTTGTTTTACATTCTCCCATATCTTCATCACCCCTTGACCAAAGCTAGAGGACTTGAACTCCATCATTCCAAGCGCAAACTTTAGTTTAATCTTTTCTATTGCACCACTGAAAGCTTTTCCCAGACGCTCTGAGATTCCCGTAAACGCTTTCTTGACGCCTTCAAAGGCTTTGGTCAGCTGAGTAAACTTTACCGCGCCAAAAGAAGCAGCCAGACCAGCAATACCAGCTGATAAAAGTCCTATCGCTCCCAGAAGTTTAAAGAACCCATCGTCCTTTTTGTCTTCTTGAACAGGTTGTTCAATCTCTGGCTTGTCCTCAGGTTCGGGCTTATCCAAAGCCTGAAGTCGATCGGCCTCCATCTGCGAAAAGAACAAGTTGAACTTTTCCATCAGATCAATCTGAAGCTGAGTTTGAGTTTGTAACTCCTCCTTCATTGATCTCAAGGAATTTGTTCCGCTGTTACGCGTCAGCTGTCCTTCAGCTCTGAGACGATCAACAACGTCTTGTAATGTTGCATCTGCCATGTCTAGTTCCTACTATGACTCTTCTGTTTTGCTCGTTCGTTTTCTTCTTTAATGTGCTCAACTAACATTGTCACATATACTTCCCTTTCCCACGGTATCATTCCCTCAAGCTCTGTCAAGCTGTAGTTGTGATGTTGCATCATAGCAAAGTTCGTCTTAAAATGGTTCGCCAACGAATCATGAGAAAGGCTCACTAAAAAAAATCAGCCATTCCTTTCAGTGTAATACTATTCATTGACCGACACGACATACACTCATATTCAACCTCATGCTGCAGCTGTGGCATGTTCTGGAAATACCTTGTAATTTCTCCAAACTGTCCTGCAGTCAACGAATCTACAAACGCTGAGATTTCATCTAAAGTGTAGTCTCGTGCATCAAACCTTTCCTCTTCTGTGAGGATTGCTCCAATACCTCTGAGGATAATTGTCATCATGTCACCTGTGCTAGCCACATGATTGATATCCACGAAATCAGATTGCATCATTTCAGTATAAGTTGGATACTTCATTTCAATAGAAACTGTATCAGTTAGTTTAATAATATTACTCTGTTCGGGTCCCTCTACTTCAACCTCATCGAGATTAATGGTCACCTCATTACTAACTTCACATGTTCTACATTTAATCAAAATGTTGGAAGTCTCACCAACCGACTTGGATCTGATCTTGAGAAACATATACTCAACATCAAAAGTAGTCAGCAGATCAAGATTAATTTCTTCTTGAACACACTCCCCAATCGTTTCTAGCATTGTTCGTAGAATCGTTTTGGGATCCTGTGATTCAAATGCCATCAATAATACTTTCTCTTCCTTAACCAAATAAGGTCGAAATACAACTTGTTTACCCGTTGACGGAATAGTCAATTCATACTTGGGGGTAACATTTACTAATGGTAAACTCATATCAAACTCCTATAATAATACTGTATTTAGAATGGTGAACCTGCAAGTTTATTACCAAGACCTGGTTTGCTATACCACTCACTGAATGTAAATGAAACTGTCAATTCCATTAGACCCTCATTCTCGTTACCAAGCTCTACCGAATTCACTGTAAACGGATAGGCATTTTCAAGTGTAATAATCTCTGTTGTATCTTGACCGAGATCAAGAGATAGAGTGCCCGAAGCTAGACTTGCATTAATTGGACCAAGACTTACCTCAGGTAAACCACTACGAATAGACTCAGGAAGCTTCTCCACTCCCGGAATCTGAAATGTGGTGTTGAACTTAGGCATGCGGAGTACTTTAATTTGTATCTCTTTAGCATAATCTTCATAGTAACCCGAGCGGCGAGTTTCTTTATTCCAAATCGTGGTCATCCAAGCTTCAAAGTATTCTCTGACAACCATACTATTGGTAACATGAAACGTCATAGCTATGTCATCGGTCGCAGAGCCATTACCTACTTTCGAGCGATACCCATTAATATTGCGTTCCAGGGTCAACATCTGACGAGCTGGCAGTGCCACATTTTTACAGAGGAGATTTAACTCTCCTCCTTTGGCGTTTGATCCTTGGATCTGGGGAAGAACAACAGAGAACAGATTACTCTTTGCCATTCCCCCATGACTTCCAACTATCCCCTTTAAGTGTTCAACACTATACGCCATTTATTTCACCATTCTTCGTGATTGTTTGTAGACTGCTGCAGCAGCTGCTTTGTTCCAGCTTGCTGTAGGAAGAAAGGTGGCGATCTCCCATTCAGGTGCTTGAACTTGAGCATATTTAGATTGGACATGATCAAATAAGTAATGTTTAAAACATGCTTTGTACAAAGGTGCACCACTCAAACGTTGGAGCATCTGATAATTGATCTTGAATTTTGTCGTCTCGTCATACTTTTTATTATTCAGATTATCGAGTAGAGCATCGAGAAGTTTAGCTCTCATGATTGGAGGAAGGTAATGAAGATTCAAACCATAGAATCCTCCTTCAGCTGGCCCCACGACAACTGTTAGGGGAAATGTATCATAGTATGGCAACTTTGATTTTGTTTTGGGATCATAGAAGTACATCAACATTTGACCAGGCATCGGTCTCGATGTTGTAATCAGCTCTTCATTCCTCATCAGTGCTTTACGATTCATACGCGAGGCACGGAGGTTCGTTACTCGCTTTCGGAACCACTCACGTGATTCTTTTGTACGAGGATTGATACCAGCTCGAAATGCCTGGATCTGTACTGTTTGAAAAAGGTTAGATTCTTTTGCCATGATACTATTTATACATTATTTCGATGACTTCTTCCGTTTAAAAGGAGTCATCGGCTTAAGAGGTTTGAATCCCTTTTTCTTGGGCACAGGCTTGAGGATTCCCAATGCACGAAGTTCATTCTCTGTCCACACTTCAAACTCCCATCCACGATCTGCAGCAAATGTCCTCGCCGCTTCCCATTTATTCTGATTCTTAACATACGTCATCGCCTCTGTCACATAACGCTGTTTGGATTTTCCTTGCTTCGCAGGAGGGGCTGTCTCTTTATGAGGTTTTACTTCTACAAGAACAGTTCTGTCTTTAAATTTCACAAAGAGATCTACAAAGTAACGGTGATACTTTCTATCCGCTTCAAATATGTAAGGTACGATAATGCTTTCGCTTGACCACTGGACAACATCAGGATTACCGTCTAACCATTGGAAGCAAGATTTCTCCCAACCGCTACGATAGATAACTTCAGTGGGATCGCCTTTATACTTAGATTGATTACGAACCTTGTACTTACCCTGATAATATGCCATTAGACCCTTATAAATAATTGCATTAGAGATATTTATGGACTCAATCAATGGCTAAGTTCGTCGAAGACATTCTCAACGGATTCCAAGAAACAATAGATGACCTCACAATAGCTATATCGGGCAACGTTCCGAATGCTAAGGTCATTAATAAGGCAAGAACAGAATCCCCCCACATTGGGGAGTCGCCTGTGTTCGTTACGTTTCAAACTTATGATTCCCAATCAGCTAATCTAAACGCTGCTGTAGAGAAAGCAAAAAAGAAGACTGGAGAAGCAATCGAGGAAGGAGGGGAAGACTTGTGGTCTTTTCTCTCACGCTCCAAAAACGCCAACAATATTTCCAAACTTGGGTTTGGAGATGGAAAACAAACTAAACTTGATAGAGCTGTAAAACTAGATCAGACACCTCCTGTGGTTGGCCGACAAGTCCGCTTGTATATTCCATCTCAGATTCAATACCAAGACGGTATGCAATATAACACAGTGGCGTTGGGATCGTTGGGGGCAGCAGCTGAACAAATGTTCAGTCGTGGCATGAGTGTAGCCCAAGCTGGTAAAAAAGCACTTGGAGCTGAATTATCCCTCGATCGATTGATTGATGGACTTACAGCTGATGTTGATGGGGGGGCAGCTGGTATTGCAGCTCAACGCGTTGCGTCGAAGTCACCTATTGGTGCTGATAAATTAGCGGGGGCTGTCTCAAGTAATTGAAGAGATTGTTCAGCATTTTCGTACGGAGATGTATCCTACAAACATTACAATCTCTCATCCAGCCACTGGTTTAGATATTCCCGTGGGTTATAACTTTCCCAAGCGATTCCGTATTCGCTTCTGGGACGGAAAGGAAGAGATCCATCATAAAATTCGTCCAGCGTACCTTGTTGCTATGAGTACAACATACAATAGCGGAGAGGCAACATATTTTGAAGATGGTCGTCCAACATCAGTAGAAGTTACATTGACGTTCTCTGAAGATCGTCCGTTAAGTCGTGAAGATATTGTGAAGGGGTACTAATGAGCTACTTTGACAATTTTCCAGAAGTCCTTTACACATTTGGTTCAAATGGTCAAGTTCTTGGTCAACAGGCCTTTCAGAACCTAAATGCTTATGCTGATGTTATAGATCAGTTTAAGGATAATATTGCTACCTATGCATACTATAATATTTTAGAAGGCGATCGTCCAGATACTTTATCTGCGCAGTTATATGGCAATCCAGAGTTTCATTGGACGTTCTTCTTAATGAATGACCACTTGCGTGAATCTGGATGGCCGCTTGAGCGTAGTCAGATTGATTCCTATCTTGCGGAAAAATATCCTGGCACAGCTATTGTTACTCAGGATATGTTCTACGGGGAGCTCAACGCTGCCAACAATACAGCAGGACCAACTCTTGAGATTGGGGATACGGTTACTGGATCACAGTCCTCTGTGTCAGGTACTGTAACAAAATTGGATCCTGATAATGGACAGATCATCACAAATGCCACATCATTATTTACTGTGGGTGAAGCTGTTAGATGGCGAGACAGCAATGAAGTTTTGAGATCTATCAGTGTGGAATCTTCAACGACTCATGCTAACGCGATTGATCATTATGAAAGTGGAACAGAATATGCAGACATTGATCCTTCGGTAGGAGGAGGTATATTGTTGACCGAAGTGACTATTCGGGATATGGTAGAAAGACGAAATGAAGAGTTGAAAGAAATACGTGTAATTGATCCTAGATACATCGACGGTGTTGTGGAGTCATTCCAACGTGCTATGTCTCAGGGATAATTAAGTGGCAGCAACAATCACAAGACCTCTTGGTCAACATTTTATCTTCAAGTCTGCGATCATTACTTCTGATCGCGCCTCTGGAGATCCTCGTGTTGATAATATTGACATCTCGCCGATTATTGCTGAACTTAAAGTATTCGAATCCTTAACGAAACCATATCTGACAGGCGAGCTTCTCGTTGTTGACCAGTCGGAATTATTTCGCTCGCTGAGGATAAAAGGATCAGAGAGAATTACAATTGTCCTCGATCCTGGTCACAATAATAAACTCGAACAAATCAGTCGTACGTTTTTGATCAGAGGCATCAAGCTCGTTCAGAATAATGATACTTTTGTTGTTGACTTAATTGAAGAATCGGGTTATATTGCATCTACTACAGTAATCAGTAAATCCTACACAGGTCGGACAGTTGACACGATCTCCAAGATATGTAAAGGATATCTTAATAAAGACATTGATGTGATGTATAAAGATCTTGACTCTGTTCGGGATACAACTCATGTAGTTATTCCATACTGGAACACCCTTCAGTCCCTCACATGGCTTCTGGATAGAACGACAACATCAACAGGTAATCCTTATTTCCTTACAGCATCTATCTATCGCCCTAACTTAATTCTGTTTAATGTGGATGCGGCTTTGCAAGCTCAGCCATTCAATCTGGAACAGCCTTTTGTTAGAGGGGATCGATACAATCAGGTAACCGGTTCAGCTGATTTTGATGGTACAGCAGCTACAGATACAGCAATCAATAGACACTTGGAGAAGACGACTGATAGTATGCATGCGCTGGCTAAAGCTGGAGCGTTGGCAATGAATTATCAGTTGATATGTACTGAGTCAAATCTTGTTGATCAGATAACTCACAATGCTTTCAATTTGTTACAAGAGATGAAAGAAAAGGAGGTAATGTTCAATCAGGATATTGTAGATCCCCTCTTTCAAGTGAATGACGGAATAGCAGTTTTACAACCAAGTGAGAATATACATCAAGTGTGTTCCTCCTACACTTATCTTCCCGCGCAATCATATGGTGAAGACAAGACCCGGGCAGAACAACTCGCTAAATTGAATAACAAGATAATGAAGAATATGATGATTCAAAAAACTTTAACTGTAGATGTTCCTGGGAAGAATGTTGGGGCTCATAAAGCAGCAGTAGGTCAAAGAATCCGTCTAGAGTTTCTTACAGGTGAGCGTGTAAAGAATAAGAATACTGCTAAGAAAGATGAGAAATTAACAGGTAATTATATTATGACGAATATCATACACAGATATTCGAACACTGAATATAATTGTACAATTGATTGTGTGAAATTAAACCGGGAGGAGTACATAGATGTTTAAAGCTATCAATACTCCTTTCTATGGAGACGATATTCGTTGGTTCATAGGTGTTGTTGTCAATCACACACCTCCTATTGGAATGGAAGGAAAAGTACAAGTTCGTATTCGGGGTATACATTCCCCTTCTACAGATGATGTGCCCCAACACCATCTTCCCTGGGCTCAGGTCATGATTCCTGGGACAGAGGAAGGCTCATCGGGATTAGGTCGTAGTCCCCGCATCATGTCTGGTGCTCAAGTATTTGGAATTTTCGTAGATGGTACCAATTCCCAGATTCCGCTTGTTTTAGGATCGATTCACAAAACTGAATATGAAACCCCAATACAACAGCTCCGAGGCATAGACACTCCTGAATTCGAGTACCGGGTAGGGCAAGAAGATAAGTTTGGATATATTGACTCCCAAGAAGAACTCTATGCCGAGTTTAAAAATATCAAGCGCGATGTCACTCAAGTGGTTATTCATTGGTCTGAGACTTATTCTAACAAGGATCTAAGTGCAGAAGAATTGGAAAAGACTATGGGGGGACTCGAGTTCCACTATGTCATTAGACGAGATGGAACAATCCAGCGGGGCAAGCCTGTAAACCAACAAGCTACCCATACAGAAAGCTCTCATGATGCGCGATCGATTGCAATTGTAATGATTGGAGGTTTCACTGTTTCATCCGGTGCTAACAATCCACTAGATTATCTTAGCGTTAACTCTCTAACACGATCACAGTTCAATTCTCTCGAAGGTCTTCTCCAAGCATTCTATAGAAGTTATCCAGGAGGTCAAGTAATAGGACACAACGATATTTCTACTGATCGTGAGATAGATCCTGGATTCGATGTGCGTGGATATGTAAAAGCAGTCTTTGGTAAAACGTCTAAATACGCTGATGGGTTCATCACGCGAGGACCATTTACTGTTGCGGAGATAAACAATGGCTGATTTACGATTCGAAAAGCGAAAAGTAGACAACCCCGCACTCGAAGAAACTCTTGGTATTCCCAAGCAAGGGTTCTATGATCCTGATTGTGAATTTCCCAAACAAGGTTATAAAAACGAAAACTCGATCAATAAAGCTGCTCGAGGATCGAGCACTGTAAATATTGATATAGGAGGAGGCCATCCTGGGGTATCCATATCCCGTGCCGAAACTCTTCCAAGTGTTTATCCCTACAATGATGTAAAAGAAACTCCTTCCGGCCATATTATTTCTTTAGATGACACAGTTGGCAACGAGCGAATTACTTTTAAGCATCGTACAGGCGCGGGGATTGAGATTGACCCTGATGGTAGGGTAACGGTAATATCTAAATCTGGTTGTGTTGAGGTTGTTTCAGGTAACCATCATGTTATTGTGGAAGGACACGGCAAGATGGTTTACAATGGTAATTTCGATCTCGAGGTCACAGGAGATATGAATCTTACTGTGGGAGGCGACTATAATCTAAAAGTCAAAGGGGATGTGAGTCAGTATTTTTATCATGATGTTGACACAACCATAATTCAGAATGAAACGAAAACAGTAAAAGGATCATCCACTCTTACAATTCAGGATAACCTCGTCGTTGCTGTTGGATCTGATATTGAAGTATCAGCTGAGAGTGATTTTACAGTCAACGCAAGTCTAGTGACGATGTCTTTTGAAAAAGGAGCAATTGGAGGCGATGAAGTGGACTTTACTGGAGAAACAGTAACCGCTGACACGTTCCATGGAGCGCTAGAAGGTAATGCTAAGACGGCCACACAGGCTGGTAGAGCGGGTACGGCGGCAGCATTGGGGGCAGGTGGGTCAGCTGGTAGTGAAGTGAACACTAGTCGCGATTATGAACCAACTGTTGACCTTACTGATGTTTCCTTGGATACTGTCTATGTAGATCTTGCCAATAGTGTATTAACATTACACGAGGTCAGATCCAAGCTTCGCGATCCTAATAATATCACTAACACTGTATTTACAAATAAAATGATCGCCGATGGTATTTTGTCCTCTAATTTCCAGAGTACATCGTATACCATCAATCGTCGTAGTTCTACAGCCGGAGGTTCTAGGAAGGGCGAAACGCCAATTGGTAACACACCACCAACGTTCGCTACTAAGAAATTTATCCCATGATAGTAGATCCCCAGTATAATCCAGACAATCAATCATCGATCACATCAGAGACGCTTTTGGGTCCAGGTGTTCCAATGTCTAAATTTCTCATCCAGTCAGCTGGAGGAGAGCAAACATTTAATGATCTAGCAGTAACAGCTAAGCTTCAAATTGCTAAGAACTTGGTGCCTCAAGTTGAATTTATTAGTGCCATCAATGGGCGGTTCAATACATTCACAGACTATCGTCTCAATGTTATTGAGGGTGTTTATTTCCCAGGTGTGAATGAGACCCCAAGTGGAATAAACGAATTAAAAGAAGATGGACGGGCTGTTGTTTATCAACTTCTTGATCAAGAAGGAAACATTCATACAGCTAAGTCTTTTGATGCAGCAATGTTCTTTTGCGACTTTCTGGAATACGATGAAGTAATTCTAGCCTACGATACGTTTGATCCAACAGGATCCTTAAACTGTAATATTATTATTACAATGCCGAACATTGAAGACTTTAGTACGATCTCATATAGGAAGGCTGTCAGCACATACTTCAATCAAACAAAAGTATCTGATGAACTTCTAGAATTAACGATATAAATATAATTATGGCAGTACAAAGATCCTTTGCACCAGAAGACGGAAACTTAACAACTAGTGCGGTTGTTACATCCCGTACGTCTAGTTATAAAGATATAGACCTCACATTCGAAAAGCGACCGAGTGGGGACGTGTATAAAAAGAATGACGCTGCAGCTGTTAAACAAGCCGTAAAGAGTCTTTTGCTGACCAATAACTTTGAGAAGCCATTCAGACCTAGCTATGGAGGAAATCTTCAGGGCTTATTGTTTGAGTTGGCATCGGATCCCGTCCAGGCGGCTGATATTAAAGAAAATATTATTGAGCAGATCAATACATTCGAGCCTCGGGCACAAACAACTAATGTACAAGTAATCCTCAACCCAGATCAAAATGCGATTAGTGTCCAGGTTTACTTTAGAATAATTTCCACCAACGAAGAAGTAAATATTGAAACAGTTATCTCGAGGTTAAGATAGTGGCTACAATTGTAACAACGGCTCTCGACTTTGATACGATCAAAGCTAATTTAAAAAGCCATCTTAGTGCAGACTCAGATTTTACCGATTACGACTTTGAAGCATCTGGTCTTTCAAGTATCCTCGACGTTCTCGCATACAACACTCATTATAATGGGTTGATTGCTAACTTCGGGTTGAATGAAGCGTATATTGGTACAGCACAACTCAGATCGTCAATGGTTAGTTTGGCTGAGTCTCTCGGATATATTCCAGGATCAGTAACTTCGGCTCAAGCGGTTGTTAACCTTTCTGTTAACCTTGCAGGTGTGGCTGGTCGTCCCGGTTCATTGTCTATTCCTGTTGGATCGACGTTCACAACTTCGATTGATGGGGTGTCTTATACATTTCAAACTACGGGATCATTGACAGCTACTGACAATGGATCAGGACTATACACGTTTAAGAATGCCCACGATCAAGAAGATATTGTTATCACGGAGGGCACTTCTAAGGAGAAACAGTTTATTGTCGCTCCTAATTCTGATAACACATTTTATGTCATACCAGACCAAAATCTAGATCTTTCCACTGTTGTTGTAAAGGTGTATCGGACTCAAAGTTCGGACGTGGTCAATACATATACAGATGCGTTGACAGCAACTACAATTAACTCTTCTTCAAGAGTATATTTCTTGAAAGAATCTCCTAATGGTAATTTTGAGTTGGCGTTTGGAGACGGAACAACCTTTGGTGCTAAGTTAACAC